GCCGAGCGCCCTCCCGCTTCAATTTTCGACCAGGGGGGCTTTACAGATCCACGTGGCCCATGTCATCCACGCGCCAGCGAACCTTTTTGTGCTCCTCTAAGTGACAGCGCTTGCACAAAAGCTCAAGGTTGTCCCAGTTCAGAGCCACAGCAGGATCGTCCAGTGTCTCCAGTGTCAGGCGCTGCTTGTGGTGCACCTCTTCGCCCGGGACGATCAGCCCGTCCTTCAGACAACGCTCACACAGGCCGTTCTTGCTGGCCTTGTAGGCGCGTGCGCACCGGATCCACGGCCAAGACTTGTAGAATGCCGCAAACTCATTTCTCATGGATTTTTACAAACACTGACAGGCGCCCACGTTTGCGAGCGCCTGCCTGAATAAAGGAGTGTCGACCCTGGGTGGCAGGTTCCGACGATATAAGGTTACTATATGTTCATTACCACTTCTATAATTTTTTACCCATTTTCATCCAACTGCCTCAAAAAATCATTCCGAAGTTTGTTGACGTTTGACTGACTCATACCGACTACCTCGATGCCAATCCTTTCGTCAGAGTACCCCAGGCCGTAGTACGCCTGCACAATGTCCCGCACCCACCGATCAGCGATGTCCTCCAGGATCTGCTCAAACTGCCATGTCAGTCTGCGTGTTTCACTCAGCCTCTGCTGGATCTTGTCGAGCAGCGCAGCATCGCTGTCTTCCTGCTGCAAGATGGCCGCCTCCGGATCATTCGTCCCTCTTGGCATCCCTGTCAGCTGCACACCTCTGAGCGGTTTCGGACCGCCAATGTAGCGCCCAAGGAATGCCAGGCGCTCCTCCATCAGATTGATGTCAATTACCATTGCCCTGTATGACTCCAACAGCTCCCGTTTAGTCATCCACCTCGTAACCTCCAAATGGCTTCCTGCCTCTCATCTTCGACCGCACGACCGGCTCCCCGTCCTGCCACCATTTCTGCCCGCCTCCGATTGCGTCCCGGGCGAATGCGGGGCAGTCGTGCACTATGTAAGACTCTGTCGCGTGCCCGACAGCAATGTGCAGATCCCGCCGTGTCGCCGTCCAGCCATCAATCGGGATAAACTCCCGGGACCAGTCGCAGCCCATGACAGCGTTCGCGCAGTCCCAACACAGCGACGGGATGCGCGGTGGCTCATTATTAGCCATAGCTTATATCACTCCCATCCCGCCTGCATGTACGGGCACAGCAGCCCGTCGCCATAGTCATCCAGCGGCGTTGTTGCCTCCAGGAACTGGTACAGCTTGCACTGCCTCGCGCCCTCGCCGTCCTCCACGCAGTCGTGGCATTTGTTCCTTGCCAGGTTGATCAGGGCCACGCCGTCCTCTCTGGTCAGGATGATGTTCGGCGACCCTGGCGACAATTTCGGCAGCAGCCTCAAATCATAGTCTTTCATGGTCCCATACAGCTGTTTTAGCTGGCTCTCCGGGATCGTCCCGGACACATCGTCGCAGATGGAGCGCAGCATGCCTACTGCTGCAGCTGCCCGCTGTTTTCCGTATGGGATGCACTCGAAGCGCTCCTTTAGGTCGTCCAACCAGTAAGCGGCCGTGCTCAGATGTGCCAGCATCAGCTTCATCGCCACCAGCTCCGTGCGTTTGAGGCGCTCGCAGCTCTCCGGCGGCAATTTGTACTTCTCTCTCTTCTTCATCGTCTCTGCTCCCTCTTCAGCCAGGACCAGTAGCGCTTTCGATTCCGGTCGTTGCCGTTGTAGGCGTATTCGTCATGGAGCGCCCTGGTTGTCTCTTCGTATTCTGTCTTCCAGCTTTTGTATCGTTCGCATTCAGCGTGGCACCCGAAGTGCCGGTCTTCGCAGCCCCGGCACGGGCAGTCGGTCATTACGCCCACCTCCTAAAATGGCAGCTCCTCATCAGTCAGCTGCACTTCAATAAACTCATCCGCCGGATTGAAATCTTTTTCCCAGGAATAGTGCAAAGCCTCTGCAGCGCTGTTCTTAAGGCGCTTCGTTTCCTTTTCAAAGTACAGAGGAACATACACATCTCTGTTCCCGTAATCGCGATCCTTGCAGATCTCAATCACGTTATCGGCCCGGTACAGAGCATTGTCAGACTTCCACTGGAAGAATTGTTGTGTCAGTTTCTTATAATCGGCGTCCACCCGGTGAATGATAAACACGTTGTCGGCGGCGTTACTAAGATCACCGCTTCCGGAAATATCGTCCATTCGTAGATAACCGCTCGCCTTTCTGGGATGAGCCACAAACAGCACATGCACGTTCAGCCCCTGGGCGATCTTCTTAAGTTCCCGCACAAACTTAGTCTGCCGGACATACAGATCGCGGTCCATGTCCTCGATGTTCAGCGCCATCAGGTTATCAATCAGAACCAGATCCAGTTCTTTCTCTTGTATCACCCTGGACAGGTGGCCTTCCATCTTACTGAACTGGTTACCGTAATCGTTGTTGTAAACGTAAACATACCCATCCAGCCATTTGGAAACTGCCTCCGCTGCATTATCGTTCGGATAGTAGACCATTTCATACTTTGTGCCATGCACATGAGCCTTTCCGGCGGCCTGCAGCGTTAGCCACTTAAGACACTGCTTGTCGCTCATTTCTCCGGAGAACAGAGCACACTTCAGATCCTGCTCCCGGCACTGGATAACCAACTGACTGAGAATGGAGCTTTTCCCGGAAGATCTGAGGCCGCTCAGAACCGATACATAGCCCTTCTTCAGGCCGATCATCTGCTCATCAATCCGGCGGATCCCGGTCATGATGTGCGCTTCGTTTGGCACCACCCTGGCCCGAATCTCTTCCGTTGTTCTGAATACCGGCCCGTCCGGCTGATTCCGGAACTCCTGAATCCTGGCATTTTTAAAGTCTTCTTTGACTTTTCCAAAGTCGGCAGGCTTTGTCAGCATGTAGTTCGGCACTGCCGGCACGACATCGTGCTGGTAGGCGTCCGGCTCATAGAACTGCCGGAACTCCTTCCATTTTTTATCCGCGCAACTGTTATGGAAGCAGTTATAGCAGATCTTCCCGTCGGTGGTCTGGATAATTGCGGCATCTTTATGGTTGTGCTGCGGATTAAATGGGCAATGATCAAGGATCCACTTTGTTCCACCCGTCCAGCTTTGCTTTTCGCTGACCTCAATTCCGTGGTCATCAATCCATTTCTGAAGGTCAAACGATCCGGGATTATAGCCGTTGTACGCCTGCGGCTTTTCCTGCTGCAACTGGGCTGTCAACTCTTCCAGATAGCTGGCCGGATTCTTCTCGATCCGTTCCGGGACCTGCAAGATTTTGCTCATCCGGTGTGGACGCTTCTCCGTGTGTGCGCCTTTTCTGGCTATCGTGCCGTAGAGTTTGCAGATTCGGCTCGGATTAAAGGTTGTCAGGTCGATATCTATGCTGTCATCAGCAAAGAACATGTTAATGATCCGGAGCGTGTTCTGGACCAGCAGCGTCCGCTCCTTTGTCACTTCCAGCCCAATTTTATAGATCAGGTGCGTGCCGTTTCCGCTGTGCCCGACAATCGGGTCATACCACCCTCGCTCTTTCAGCCAGGAATAAATCCGCTTTGCGGTTTCCCTGGATGCCTGCAGCTGCTCCTTTGTTGAGCTTGTTCCGGCGGGCCGTCTCGGATCCACGTCAACCAGCAGCCAGTCGTACCCAGTGACGTCGGTGTCGCTGACTGTTGGCGAAATGTACTCGATAAACGTGTCCCGGTGCTTCCGATCGTAACAGGCATCATTCAGCCGGTTCAGTGTCATATAGACGTTCGCACCCGGCCGGATCCGGGCGGAGCGAAGAGCATCGATCAGAGTGTCGGCATTGTTAAACACGCCGGCGGAGTTCCATTTGCCCTCCACCAATCTGATTTCAAACTCCCGCCCGTCCGGATGAAAGATTGAGATGGCTTTCCTAATTTCGTTTTCATCAATCACAAATCCAGCCATTACTCATACTCCTTATCCATTGGTTGTTCCTGTTGGATGTTCCCGGCGCTGACGTCCTGCTGTTCAGCGATCCACATGTCAGCTGCACTATGCCAGTCCATGATCTTGTTCTTTCCAATCTTCCAGCCACGGGCCTGGTTATAGTTGTAGAACTTCCCGGCGTCTGCCTCGCTGCGCTTTCGCTCGGAAAAATACGCAACGGCATCCGCGAGTGTGGGTGTTACACAAACATTGTTCTCATGGTTCTTAGTGGTTACATTGTTGTTAGTTGTTGTTTGTTGTGATCTGTTTGTGATCTGTTTGTGCTTTGTTTGTGATCTGTTTGTGCTTTTGTTTGTGGTCACGCTCTGATAAAGGTCATAATTCACTATAGAAATCAACGTGTAGCGGTTCGTCGAGGTGCTTGTGATTTCGCTTGTGCTAATCAGGTGTTTTATTGCTGTCCGAACCTGATTAATTGAGAGGCCCGTATCTTCGCTTATGTGCTTCAAACTGCTTATAAGTTCCCCGCGATGGACCGTGATCCCCATAAAATCACGGTCCTCATGGTTCGCCCTAAGAATGAGGTAGACAAACAGATGAGCAGTGCTCGGAACGGTGTACCACCGCCACTGGAGAATCGTTCTGTCGAGGGTGATAAATCCATTAGCATTTCGCTCAGCCACTGGCACCCGCTCCCTTGCGGAAGACTTCTGCGTTTGAAATAACTCCCTTGCTGATAAGCCGCCCGGCGTTTCTCCGGACCTTTGCCATCTGAGCGGAGTTCAGGCCGTGTTCACGCTGGAACCAGGCGTCTCCGAAACCTTCACTCATATAGTGATTGTAGGCTTCGGCAAGATACTGTGTGATCTTGACGATTGTTCGCTCGACAAATGCCACGCCATATCCCATAGCCGTCATTCCTGCCTGATATTCGATGGTATCCACGACGATCTGTCCTATGGGCTTCAGAACGGCAAGGCTTCTCATGTTGATCGGCTGCCGGCTTAAGGATCCCATCCAGAGTTCAAACAGCGTGTCCGAAACGAGCTCGGATTCAGAGAGGTACGCTGCGTGCTTTATCTTGTTTTCGATCTGCATGGCTGCGTTGAATCCCGGCCTGACCATAAACGCCGGAACCTCAATCCTTGTACCCTTCGCTTTTTCGACGGCATCTGAAAGGATCTTGTGGCACGGTCTGCACAGGGTAACGAGCCACTTATGATTGAAAAAATCGTTTTCTCCGCGGTCGTTCTGATACCGGATATGGTGCACCTGCAGATCGTTCGTGTTCCCGCAGATCCGGCACTTTTCGCCGTCGCGCCTGATAATGGCCGGGCGGGTTTCATTAGCCCACTTGGAGCTGTTTATCGCGGAATAATAATCGTGATTGATGCCAGGTTGTGGAATCAAGTTACTGCCTCCTTCTTTGCAATTTCGTTAAAATAGTCAATCAGTGCCAGAGCCAGGCACCGTGAAAGTGGCGTGTCTCCGTGTGCGCTGTTGAATCTGAGAAGCGCCGCATAGAGACGTTCAAAATCCGTGTCAGTGTTCTTCAGATCCACGAACTGCTCGTGCAGTTTGTAAGCATCCGTCCAGATGGCTCTTTCACTCTGAGACAGTCGTATCATCAGAATCTCTCTCCTGTCAGATAATCAATCAGCATTCTCCCTGTGCTTCGTGCGTCGCAAAAACGGAAGCGCACGCCGTATTCCTGCTGCATGGTGATCATTGCCTTTCTGAGGATCGCCGGATCGAATCGGGCAACCGGGCGACCGTTCCATGAAATGGGAGGCCGCCATCTGTCCAGACGGCCTCCTGGCAGTGTTTCCTCAATTAGCACATAGAGTTGGATCCCACAATCCTTTGCCCGGATGCACTCATCCCGGAATCTTGCGTGATCCTGGAATACGTTTCCTGCAATCTCCAGCACGCCCTGCTTGGTGTCTACGCTGATATCGCCCTTGCCGGCAATCTGGTAATCGCCAACGTTCAGAGCCTGCCGGATAATGCGGATCCCGCGCTGAGCACAGTAGGCGTGAATGTTCCGATGTTTTCCGGCCTGCTGGCGCGTATCCTCATAAAGCACCATTAAAACGGCACTTCCTCATCTACCATAGTGAAGGTCGGAGCGGAAGCTGAAGGCCCCTGGGATCCGCTCTGATCACCGCTGGTACGCGGCTTCATGTCATTCATCAGCTTGCACTTGCCTTCGCGGAGCATCTTCACGCTTTCAAGGCGTCCGATTGTGGTGTAGGGAACGCCATTAAAACTGCCCTGACGGACATTGATGCCCACGATTTTGCCGCGCAGGCTCGCCTCGTTCCAGTCCCAGTGGTATCCGTCATTGCTGTCCTCAATAGCCCACATGGCATTGTTCAACGCCCGCAGGTCCCAGTCGAAATGCTCCCGCTTCGGATTGTTCTGATCCGGAATCTGGATGCGGAAGTCGCCCTTATACTTCACTTCATAGCGTCCGCCGGAATTGGCTTCGCTGTTGTAGCGCTTGGTGTAATAGGAAGCGTATTCGCCATCAATGATGTCCAGGCGGAGGACAAGCCGCTGATCCGGCTCATTGCCCTCAACCTTCACGTTCTGGATGGCAGCAACGTACAGTCCTTTCGGCAGCATCGGGTAACCAGTAGCAGGGGCCTCAGTCTTAAATCCAGCAATAGGTTTCATTTTTATATCCTCCTTAAATTTAAATCCCATAGTATTCCCGGATCTTCGCGTCTACCATCGCAAGATCATTCGGGATCCGTCCATCAAACATTTCCTCCGGGCTTTTCGCGGTGTCCATCCCGCTGCTCTGGGTGTCGAACCAGTGCTCAGATCCGTTTGTCCTGGCAAAGAGCACGATGTCAAAGCAGCCTTCCAGTGTCAATTTTTCATCCAGCATCTTGCCAATGGTCTTTGCTTTCTGCTTCCCAGTGTTCATATCGATCTCCGGGTGGTGCAGGAAGTATACGATCACGTCATCCGGGAGCTCATTGTTAACCAGGTGGACAATATTCCGGAATGTGCTCCCGATGTCCGTGAACTTGTCATAACCCTTCTCTGCGGATCGGTCGAAAAACTCATTGGCCATGATGTACTGGCTGTCATCGATCACATAGCTTTTCAGATCCGGATTCCGCGGATGCTTCAGCAACATGTAGATGACCTGACCCTGCCTGATGATCCGGTTCTCCTGGTCAATCATGTTCTTGACCTTATATGTCTTGAACTGCTTCCGGAACGGCAGCCGGTTCTTTTCGCACATGAAGATTCCGACTTTTTCCGGATCCATGCCCTTGATGGCGTAGGTCTTCCCGCTGCCGCTTTCTCCGATGATTAAAACTGGAATCCCCAATTTATTGCCTCCTTTCTCACTTAATCACGACGCTCTCCGTCGCTTCCAGCTCCGCGCCGGGAATCATGTATCCGTCCTTCAGGGCCTTCTTAACCTCGTCCTTTCGTATCTCTGGATCACTGAACCGCAGGAACCGCTCCGGCTTTTCCAGCGTCTGCAGGAACTCAACCAGCCCATGCTCATCCGGAACGTTCAGTTTCGTGTTGTGTATGTAGCTCACCCGGACCCGGCTGGACTTGAATACTTCGCCCTCCAGCGCAGAGCCCAGCCAGAGCTTCAGTCGTTCGGCCTTGTTCTCCGCTGCCTTCTTCCGGGCCGTCAGGTTTTTGACCTCATTCCCGATGGCTTCAGCCTCTGCTCGAAGATCCTTCACCCAGAGGGCCACGCCTTCGATCTTGCGGTCCCGCGCCATCTGTAGGGCATCCAGCGCATCGGCGTCAATGACTTCACCCGTTTCCTGGTCAACACAGGCCAGGATCGCAGCGTCAATCTCATACAATGTCATTTGCTCATCTCCTTACTTAGTTCATATTCCGCTCCTTATGCTGATTAATCTTTCCGTTTTCCATCAGCGCAAAACCAAGTTTCGGCATCCCCATGCACATGATTTTTAGCGCAGGTTCCTCTTTCTTCGTCATAATATTTGCAGCGCTTGCACCGGATGAGTTCCCCGTGATTATCGTTCCATTGATAATCGCCACCTTGAACCTTGATGTATGATTCGATGAACTCAATCTTTTCACTCATCCCATTTCACCACCTCCGCCTTTTTCCGTCAGCGCAGAACCAATCTGCTGGCTTGTAGCCTTTTACCACTTCGCAAAGATTGCACTCTTTACCATCAATTATTCTGATAACCCCACTTTGCCGGAATTTGCAATCCTTACACCGGATAAGTTCTTGCTCCGGGGCATACTCATTTTCAAACCGCTCAAACGCATAGGGCATCACCTCATCAGTGATTTCCACAATGTATTCCTTGATCATTCCCACTTCGCCTCCCGTCCGCACTCATGGCAAAACCGCTGATGTGTGCATCTGAAAATCTGACTATTGCAATAACCGCACCGCCACAAATCGGAATCATCTGTTGACGGTATTGGCTCAACCGCTTCCTGCTCTTTCAGCAGGGCAAGGGAATCACGAATAAGCGGTTGAAATACAACTCTTTTTTCATATTGGGTGCATAAATCAAAATACGGGCATTCTGTTGGGCAATCCCCATCATCAATATATCGAAGACAAATTTCTGCCGCTTTGATAACCTTCTCACGGTCTAGCATCTTCATTCCTCCTATTATGTTCCTTTGTCTGTCGATTTATACTCAACCTCGATGCTTGTTATTTTCTGCTTGTCATTTACCGCGAAGTGTGATACCGCGCCGCATCGCGTGCAAAAATAAGTTACGGCGTTGAGCGTACCAGAATTGACCGTTCCTCTATCTGCTTGACCATTGCACCAGAAACATTGAATATCTAATGGTATGAATGTATTTCTACGGTTCATTCGCATTTCTCCTATCAGCCTTCGTCCGTTTCGATGACAACTTCCACATCATCTGTTTCCATATCGTGCTCCACAACTACTCTGCTTGGAAATCGGTATGGAGTGTGTGCGTTCCTGTAATCAGTCAGGATAACAACATTTGCGTCCTTGGTCTTTACCTTTTCCAATCTTTTGATAAGCTGATCAACTGTCATACTTCTCATTCCTCCTATTCCGTTTTCCGTCAGCGCAGAACCATTCAGGTGGCTTGTAGCCTTTTACCACCTCACAAAAGTAACAAACCTTATTGTCAATTATTCTGGAAACCCTGCTTTGACGGAATTTGCAATCCTTGCACAGGACAAGTTCCTGCTTCTGCACACGATGAACCCCGACCACAGAACCGTCAGAAGAAGTAATTTGCCGTTCCTCATAGATAATCTCTTTCATTCCCACTTCACCGCCTGTCCGCAGCATTCGCAAAAACGCTGTTCAAAGTACACATCGTCCCCGCATTTTGGACACCTGTAATTGTCCGTTTGCCTATGCTCTACATGGTGCATCCTTATCGGCTCTGCAGGTATCTGCCTTTTCAGCAAGGTTATGATTTCGTTGCAATTCGTATCATCAACTACATCGATTAAACCACGAACATTCAGGGCCATCCGTCTTAATGTTTCAACCGTCTGAATGCAGCTGTCAGCATTCATTCACATTCCTCCATCTTAGTTTGTCGCATAGATCGCAATCACGTCCGTCCAGTACGGCTCAAGCTCCGCAATCTTCGCTTTTATCGCCTTTTCCAGCTCTTCTCCCTCCAGCCCGGTGTCAAACAGCCTTTCCTCGACAATCTCTTCCAGCCGATCCCTGTCCGTGATCATCGCATCGTTATAGTCGTAATATTCAGCGTCCAGGATTTCCCCGACATCAAAACTGATGTCAGAGCAATACATCCAGCTATAATCTCCAGAATTTGCTTCTTCGCCCGCGAGCACCACAATCGGATAATCCGGATGCTCCGCAATCAATTTCTTTAACTCTTCCGTCTTCTTCGTTACTCCCGCCCTATCCATGTTTCGCATTCCTCCTAAAATGTTAACTACTGCTGCCGCTCCCGGGCCTCCCGGATCTTGTCCTCCGGAATAAACACCATCCTGTAGCCCAGCGCCTCGACGATCCTGACCAGCGTGCTTATCTTCGTCTCGGAGCACCCGGCGGTGATCCGGCTCAACTGGGTCAGCGAGATTCCAGCCGCTTGAGACAGATCGTCATGTGTGATCTGCTTCTTCTGTATCGTCCGTTTAATCCACCGCCGCACCTTTTCGGCCTCTGCCGGCAGCGGTGTATGCCGCACGCTACGGGCCCATCGTCCGTCACCATC